CTCGTGGTAGAAAATATATTGAACATTGCAAGGACAGAGCATAAGAAAGCTGTACGACTTGATGTTCTTAGTGCCTGCAAAGCAGCAGAACATCTCTATACAAGTTGCGGATTCCAATTTGTTGAAACAAAGAAATGTTTTATGAAGATACAGGGTGGACAGAGTACAAAATGTTTGAATTTAACTTATAAATTTCGGTTTGTCAATCAAATACAAAAATACCAAAAAATCCGTTAGTAGTAAACACTCGGATTTTTCCTACTAACGGTGTCCTCAATTTGCTCTTATTTGCCGTGTTTTGCAGATTACGCTCTTGTCAAGCATGTTTTTGAATCGTTTGAAAGACACCACAAATACGGGCAAACCACGGCATTTTACGGCTTTTTATGAAAGGGAAAAATTATGATTAAGATACTTTTTGGTTGCATACGGCAATGGTATGAGTGAAAAAGACGTATCGGCTTTTGATTCTGTAAATCGGGGCAAATAGTGACGTTAGGAAAAGTCCATTACTACAGTTTTACTACTATTCAGCAAATGAAAAAAATATATGAACATATCCTATTTTATTGCGATTAGACACCATACAGGTGTCTTTTTTTGAACAAATGAATATTGTTCTTGTTCTATAAGTTTTCTCTTATACCATCGGTACAAGATGCTGCTTGATGGATATTTCAATAAATTTATGACTGATTGAACAGAGCTTAAGTGTTCATATTCTTTTAATACAATTTCTATCTGCTATTTAGCATACATTTATTTTACGACTCAATAAGCTTTTTTGTAACACAACGACCCAATATTACTACAGGATTTAGTGTGCCTCATAGCATACATACAGAGTTTCTTCAATTGTTGCGTAGAGCCTATCCGATGTGTGATAAGTGCCGATATATCATTTCATATTTTAATGTATTGAAATAGCTTCCCATAGGTTAAGTTGTTACAACTATGTTACATCACAATGTTATTAAGGTGCCCCAAAAATTTGCATATAAAAAATATTATACTATATACAAACAAATCAAAATGTGATACAATTATATTATAACTCTGAAAGATGAATAATTATGGATGAGTTCGAAGGTTGGATTCTGAGTAAAGAAATGGCACATTGCATATTCATGAACAAAAATACATTGAGAAATATGTATAACCTTTAGCAATAAGATTAGCAAAGTTAATACTGAGATGAAAAAAGAATAATAGGAGGATATAAGATGGGAATAAAGGAAAAAGCATTAATTTTACCTGCTTTGTATATAATAAATAAAAATAATTCTGCTACAACATCTGATTTAATAAAGGAACTAACAAGTATATTTCATCCTACAGGAGAAGACGCAGAGATATTAGCAGGGAGAAAGGATACAAAGTTTTCGCAAAAAGTAAGAAATCTTGTGTCTCATCGCGATAATAATATGATGAAAGAATTTACTGATTT